TGAGACATGGGCCGAGGGTTAAGAATGCTGGGGCATCTTCTTGTCCCTTACTAGGTCTGACCATACCTGCCCGAGCGAAAGCTTTAGCAAGTACGATTGCACTTAGTAGGGGCCGTTGGATATAGTGGATTTTCATGTACTTTTGTCGTCGAATTGATGGCTTATAGTATTCATTATTGTTGAATTTCAATTTAATGTATGCCCATAAGCTAACTTCACCAGGTTTAGAATCTGTCTCAGGAGGCTGAGGCAATTCTTCACCTATGTGCTTTCGCACAGTGAAGGCCTTTTCGATGAATACGCCACCAAGTTTACTTCGGTATTCCTTGTTAACGTTTCGTTTTAAACCAATGAGCTTTAAAACGTCAAAGTACGTTTCTGAAAATTCACTTGTCCACGCGGCAATAAGATCGTCCCCGCATATGGCGACGAAATTCTTTGTTCTGTTACCACTGATAAGTGTCAAATTCTTCCGAATTGCCTTATCGGCGCAGAATTCTTGCGCAAGTGCTAGGATTGGCCACGTTGCTGACACTCCCATGAGTGCCCCCATCGTAGTTACCTGCCCTGTTTCAATATTTTCTTGTGGACCTAAACATCTAAGGCCTACATCATAATATAAGTCAGGAAAGCTTGCACCTAATGCATCCCAGATTCCATCCCATATGGCCTTAGAAACGTCATGTGGTATGAAATCTGATGCTGCAGTCAGGTCTGCGGAAAGGATTTCAAAGTCCTTCCGTATCCCGAATTCTGCCGTCCCTAAACGTAATTGTTTAGGGATCCCTTCGCCCCCAGTTAGGGCGTAGGAGTGGTATCTGGAAAGTTTGAGGAGTTTCAGTAGCGGTCCATTTATCCTTTGGCTTAGTACGACTGTACTAGCTTCGGATATTGACGCTACGCGCATTTTCATTCCCCTTTCGGGTAAAGCGAGACTTTTCATCTGTGGATAACCGTCTACCTCTGATCCTATGATTTTCATAGGATCTGTAGTGGTTTTTATGGCTTTAAAGTCGGCTTCTGCCAGACCGAGTACAACACGGTCTAATGAAAATACGCGGGTATATAGTGAGAGATTGGGATTGACTCCTTTCTCTCCCTCGCCGGATTTTACTATTCTAGTACCTCCCGGCTTGGACGGCTGTATTGCGATCGTCTTCAAGGTGG